AGAGCTGCTGACGCCGCCGGCCTTATCTCCGGCCGCGTCCATCTTATCGCCCATCTTCTGAGCCTTGACGCCGGTCTCGTCCATCTCTTGGCCGGCCTTGCCCAGAGATGTCGCCATCTTGGCGGCGGCCTTATCTGCGGCCCGCGCGCCCTTCGTTAGTCCCTTCTCGAGACCGTTGGACGCGCCTGATGTGGCCTTTGATACCTCGCCCAGGTTCTTGTCAATCTTCTTGAGCTCGGAATTCAGGCCGCTTGAATCGCCCGAAAAGGTAAACCGGATATCGCCGCCGTCCGTCGCCATTACCCTACACTCCTCGCTTTATCGAATCGCCTGCGCTTCGCTTCTCGTTCTGCCTTCTGTCGTTGCTTGGGCGTCTCCGTCTCCAGTCGATAGTCTGCCAGCAGTCCGATCCGCGTCTCTTTTGACTGAGACATAAACCAGCCCGGCGCTTGCCCCCAGTGTCGTTCCACGGCGAACACGGCTCGAGCTAGCTGGCCGCCGCTGCGGCCTCGATAAAATCCGCTGCGGCCTGGACTTCTGCCTCCTTTGGCAATTCGTCCACGTAGTCCGAGATCAGATAACTTCCGGACTCGGCAATCTGAGACAGCGTGACGCCCTGACGTAGCAGATGATCCAGCATCCGGGCGCCGTATTCGAGCAGATCGGATCGGATTGGAGAATAGACCGGCGCTCCATCCAGAGAACATGCCACGCCAATCGCCGCCGCGCAGACGCGAAGACGGACCCGCCGTGGTTGCTCTGGTCTGAATTCGTCGATCAGATCCACCATCGACGCAAGGCTGGACGGCAGCGAACACGCCACCGATCCAAGCCTGCCGATCGCTATCTCCTCACGCATCAAGCCTGCCCGGTGTACGTGAAGCCGCCCAGGACTTCGGCAGTCACCGAGATAGTATCTGGATCCGACTCGCTGAAGCTCCAAGTGCAGAGACACTTGGCGGCGGTAGCCGTGTGATCTGCCGTGTCTCCGTTGTCGGTTCCCTCAACAGTCAGCTTGATGTTGATCAGATATTGCTCATATCCGGCGCCGCCTGCGCTGGTATTGCCGCTGAAGCTGCCTGTCTTGTCCAGGAAGTCAATCAAGGCGCCAGACGTTCCATCGGTCCAGTCTCGGAAGAAGACAGAGAAGGACAGAGAAGGGACGGGATCGTCTCCCTTGCGCAGTCCCACAATGGTTCCACGGTCCTTGATGACGATGCGATCTGCCTTCGCGCCGCCGTCAAAAGATACATCACCGTTTTCATAGGCGACCGTGTAGCTGTTAGCTGCACCATCGGTGAGCAGGATGGTTCCGTCGCGGCGGACTTTAGGGACTACTGAGGCGGCCATGTCGGCTCCATTGGTTCAGGTTTCGAGATCCATTGTCTCATATTTCGGCGGGTCGTTCTTATTAACTCGGAGGCGTTTTTTCGGCAGATTCTCCGCGAAGGTATCACGGACAGCCTGGATTAGATCTTGGGTGAGCTGCGGCAGGTTGACCATCTTCAGGATTTGCAGGACTTCCAGATATTCAGGCGTGGAACCCTTGGAGCGGGCCACGTGTGAGGCGTAACTCTTGCGGCCTGTTCTCCAGTCTCTGGCTTTATTGATCAATATGATTTGCCTGACTCCTTCCGTGATCTGTAACTCCTGCTTCCATGCTGCGCGGCTGACTTGACGCGCGGCGCCGGGCGGCCGGCCTTTGTATTTCCAGCCGACCCAGACCGCTTTTGTATCCTCGAGCATCTGGATCGCGGCATCCTGGAAGATCGTCAGCTCTCGACCGTCCAAGCGCCGCTGCAGATCTGTCAGGTCTACACCGATCTCGGTGATGAATAGATCGGCTCGGAACAGATCAGACATCAGGCGCGCGCCCGTGCTTCTGCGATCAATCGCAGACGTTCAGCCAGATCCCAGGTGCGCTCTGCTGGCTCTGCCGGGCGCTGGCGGCGTCCCTCTTCGCGGTCGATCTGTCGCTTGATGGCGGCCACCATCTGGTTCTTCGTCGCGTTGAATGCTTGAGTGATCAACCGTCCAGCATACGAAGACGCCAGAGCGCCGGACGCGCTGGGATTGGGAGCCGTCCCGGCCGGGTGTACAAACGTCGTGTAGTCCATCGGATTTTCAATCACCAGAGACGCGGAACCGGGCTGGCCTTGTACTTCCCACTGCCAAGCGCCCCAAGATGTCCCGGTGTCCATGGGCCACTGTGACCGGATCTGCCGGATCATCTGCGCGGCGTAGCGGTCCACAATATCCAGCTCTGCCGGAAGTAGAGAGCGCGCTGTCCCGTGCTTCTGGCGAATGTACACGTCGATCGACTTCAGACGGATATTCGCACGGACGGCAGGCATCAGATCACCAAAGACAGATCGTATATCAAAGACAGTTGGAAGCGCTGGATCAGATACGCGCCGCCGCCATGGTATTCCGTGGCAGACTGGCCAAACTCGATGGCCACGCCAGTCGTTAACGACGTGCCCGGCAGAGCGATGTACTTGAGAACACTATGAATATCTGTCAGCGCTTGACTGATGGCTTCCTGTCCCGCGTTCGGCTTCAGTCGGTGTCCCAGTTCCACGTTAAGCCTATGCGATACGCGCAGACCTGGGACATCTGCACGGCCACGGCCGGGACTGGATGAAGGACCGATCCCAACTTGGCGGACAGAAAATGACCGATCGATCTGCGGCGCGGAGCTGTTGACCACGCCAAGCGGTGACTTGGCCTGCGTCAATCCAGCGGCAGCCAGCCGAGCAATCAACGCGGTTAGCGCGGCGGATGGTGTCACGTGCCAGACCGGTAGACGCCAGATCGGCGGGAGGTAGTCAGCTGGATGACGGCGGCCGTGGACAGGTTGTTGCTGGTCAGCGTGTTGTCTTCGCCCGTGTCCATCTTGGCCCGGATCTTCTCCACGTCTTCGTCGTATTGCTCGGCGTATCTGTCGGCCAGCTCGGCGTATCTGTCGCCAGGGTCAAGCAGCGTGGAGTAGTCCCGGAAGATCAGCTGAAAGGAGCGGGAGAACATAGCGGCGCGCATTGCGGACGGGGTACGAAGGCGCCAGAAGGGGCAGGAGTCCGAGTATAGGCGCCCGGTCAAGTCGGCCCTCGCATCGTCAATGTACTGCTGGAGACTTGAGACGCCAGCGGCCAACAGGTTCGCCACATCTGAATGGCGCTTGACCAGATCACTGTGACCAATGGGCGGATAAAGTCGGGCCAGACAGATCGCCGCATCGTTCAGGAAGCGGTAAACCTTCCCTCCTATTGTGGCGTCGAACTGAACCAGCCAGCCGGATCCGTATGCCTTGCCGTCCAAGTCTGAAGCGCCGACAGATCCGCTGAGAGTCCCGCCCGATATGGTGGCCGCCGTCCCGTCGATCAGGATGTTGCCGCCCACATCATAGAGAGTGAACGTGGCCGCCGTGATCGTAGCGTCCGAGCCATCCCGTTCGATGGTTACGGATACGGTCTGGGCCTTGTCCCGTTCGATCAGGGTCGGGCCAGAGAATCGGGCGGAATACAACGTGTCAGTCATCGGCGCTCATTCTCCCGCCTGTCCCTGCGGATGGCCGCTTCTCTGGCCTTCTTGATGGCGTAGTCTGGACGGCTGCCCGCCTCAGTCATCTGCTTGGCCATCTTCTCCATAGCCTTCCGTAGCTCTGGCTTCTCTCCGCTCATTCTGCACCCTTGACGATGTTAATGCTCTTCTGCTTCTGAGCGCCTCTGGACTTCCTGGGCTTGGCCTTGACGGCGGCCAGCTTCTTGCCGGTCATCTCGTCCCAGGTTGCACGCATGGCGTCAAGCTTGGCCTCTTCGTTCTTGAGTCGTTCCTGTAGGATCGGATTCGTACCGGCCCGGCCGGCCAGTCGTTCGATCGTCTTCCGCTGCTTCTCAAGCATCAGATCGAAGACTTCAGGCAGCAGCGGCTCCACCATGTCCGAGTCTCGGATCTGCATCCTGAACCCATCCCACGCGCCGGGCTGGGACTTCCAGACGATCTGCCGGCCGGGTAGAACTGTCGCAGTCATGCAGGAATCAACCCACCATTTCTGGCCGTTCTCGCAGGTGTAGAATTGTACGTAGTCTTGAAAGTCTCCAAGCCGCCGATCTGTCGGATCGATGAACGTGGCGCCCTGTTGCTGATGGACTACAAGCGCCGGCGATAGGTCGCGATTCCGGCTGATCCCGTTGCAGCCTGGACGGGCCGGGATCTTGGATGGAACAGGCAAGAAGCCGTGATCCATGTGGTAGTCCCAGCGCTTGGGATAGTGAACATACACGAACCGATCGGCAGGCTTCTGCCCAGGCCGGATCGGTAGTCCCTCATTATTCCGCACATAGGCAGGCTCTTTAGTTGGCTGCGTTAGGCGTACTGTCTTTTGCATTGTCCCTCCTCATAGGGAATAGAGGCCGCGCCAGATGATTCCGGCGCGGCCTCAGCTCCCACCAAATCACACGTCAGAGATGATCTCCACGCCGCGCGCGTTCTCACGGATGGCGACTGCCGGGTAGAGATTCGCGATCGCGGTACTCATTCCGTTGTCAGCATCCCTGGAAAGCTCGACCAGCAGCATGCCAGCATCAACCAAGATGTTCTGCGCTGGGACATAGCCCTGTAGACGCTTCACATCTCCAAGAGTGTAAGCAATGGCGTTGTCCATCATCATGCAGCCCGCATAATCAGCCCCGGCGTTCACGGTTCCGACAGAATCAGAAGTGAAGAAGTTGATCGAGTTCCAGGTTCCCTGGAATCCAGGGCCCTTCAAGGACAGCGCTTCAGCCGTCGCAGGTGCGTACTGCATCGCGCCGGTCTCTGCTCGAAGGCTGCTGATGAAGTCGTTCATCTGCTGCGGATGGAGAACGCACGAGATCCCGCCGGCCGAACTGGCCAGATTGATCGAGAGCGCAAATTGGGCGTCGTAGATCTTGTCAGTGTCAAGATCTACAGTTGTCGTGCCCACTTGGTCCGTGAAGGACGGAAAGAGAGCGCAAGCCAAATCTGTCATCGTCAAGGCCACGCCATCGATCAGCTTGGAGACTACGCGATCGATATCGATTGCGCCCCCGGATACGCCCACCAAATCGGTCACCTGATACATTCTTCCGTATCGCGCCGGCTGGAGCGAAAATTTCGAAGTCGAGTAAGCAGAATTAACGAATCCGCCAACGGTCTCAGATGTAGCAGCAGCGAAGGCGCCGGGTACGGCGTCAAGCGTTACATCCATCGTGTCCGAGCCGGACATATCGAAGGGGACGAACTGCATGATCTCACGGAGATCCGTGGGGTCATAGAGCTGCTCGAGAACAAGGGCGGAAAGGACGGCGCCGACACGGCCTCCGGTCGATTCCAGGCTGGCGTAAGTGACTTCATTGGCCATGGTTAGGGCCTCCAAGATAGTGTTTGAATTGTCTGTTCAGCCACTATCGGGAGCCGATCCGTCTTTCTGACTCTAAGGCGGGTGCTGACTTTATGTCAAACGCTTTTGGTCCTGATCAGCCCTTCAGCGGCCAGCGCCTTCAGGATGGCGTCACGATTGGAGCCCAGGCCACGGCCGCCCGCGTCAGCAGAGGCGCGCAGGATATCGTCGCGCGTCCAGTTATTCGGAGATGGCCGGGCAGGCTGTCCCGCTCCCGCGTTCGGATTGGCTGGCGGCTGGCGCTTCCGGGTCTCTACTTTGGTAGGCGTCTCTTCCCTGATCTCGTCTGTTACTGCTGCTTCAGCGTGCCGTTGCAGGAACGGAGCGAGAAGCGGTGAAGGGTTCTCCCGCTGCCCGGTCAACCATTCCCCGAACTGTGGCCGGCTCTCCGTGTCCATCCGCTGATAGCGCTCTCGGATGAAGTCGCGAACCTCGGCGTCTTTGATCCCGGCCTCCATCAAGGACAGATCTTGTCCGTGTGTGGCCTTGACTTTTCCGAGCTGGGCCTGGGCGGCCGCGAGCTCGGCGGCCATGGATTCGAGGCGGGACGCCTGATCCTTGTACCCGGTCTCTGCCTTCTGGCGGCGCTCCGTCTCTTCCCTAAGCCGGAAGGATGGAACCATGGACTGGCTGGCTGGCTGTTGGATCTGCGTCTGGTTGTCCTGCTCTTCACTCATTTTCATACCTCTATCGCGGGATGTCGCGTCAGTTGATTGTCTCGATTGATGCGGCGGCCTGATCGATGGCCGCCCGGTCTTCTGCTTCTGCGACTCGGCGCACAATGCCTTCGAGTCTAGTGGCGTTGATCAGCCGCTCCAAGATCTCTGCTTCGTCTTGGATCTCTGGGTTCAGCCGCTTGTATGCTTCCACCTTGGAGATGAGCCCCATCTCCAGTTCAGCCTTGATGGCTTCCGTCTTGGCCTTCCGCTCTTCCATGGACTCACCCACGCCTGGATAGCGGACAGCATAGGCCGCCGCGTCTTCTGGCAAGTCCAGTCCCTCATAAGCATTGACCAGCCGGGCAGCTGTCCCCAAGATGAGCTGATCGGCCATGCGCCGGGCTGGTTCGCTCTTTCGCTGTTGGCGCCTTTTGCCGCTCTGGGAGACCACGATCGCATAGCCTGATTGGCCGCCCGTGATCTGCAAGTCGCTGGGATCCAGGCCGGCGTATACGGCCAGACCTTGCTCATATTCCTTCAGCGCTGCCGCGCCTTCGAGCGGGATCATCGCTGGTGCGTACTGTCCCAGACTTCCGCCTGTTGGCCCGTCCGATCTGAATACCAGGATGGACTTGTGATTCACCGGGATCAGGTCGACAGACTTCCCGCCTATGTTCTTGGTGTCACCGGCTCGCGTGGTCACATCAAGCGCCCATCGTTGTGGGTGCGAAGCTGACAGGTACGACG